CGTCGATCATCACGTCCGGAGCAACGTTCGCTGCCAGCTGAACCTTGTGAGCGTAGAGCTCGTGGTCGTTGGCTACGGAGCGGATGCCGATACCATCGGTCTGGCCCTGCGGGTCCTTGATCTTGTCAGCGTGACCCACTGCACGACCATCACCAATGAGGACTGCGCGAGCAATTTCCTCGTTCAGCATGAAACGGATTTCCCACTTCAGCCATGAGATGATGTCGATGTCCGTGATGTCGATAACGTCGTCACGGTCCAGCTTCTGCTTCTTGTAGATGGTCGCGGGAGAAGTGGAGCGCTGCAGCAGCACAACGACTTCGTCCTTCTTCAGGCTACCCTTGGTGTAACCCTTGGCACGAGCTTCCTCGGCGGTCAGGTCGGCAAGGATGGTCTTGACCTTGGCGAACGGGGAGTGCTTCGTGGCACCCAGAACCTTGGAGACCCATTCCGTCTGACGGGAGATGAGTTCGGGCTGCTGGGAAGAAACGCGAGCGTCCGGGAAGAGGACGTCGATGTTCTCGATGCCGTAGTCGGCGTGCTCAAGGGTGAAGGACTCGAAAGCCTTCTTGAAGGAACCCTTTTCGCGTGCGAGCTGGTTGATCTCGACTACGTCGGCGTGGGACAGAGTCTTACGGACAACAGTGGAAGACCCACCGTCTGCGTTGGTTTCGAATGCGCTGTACTTCATGTTGGCAGAGCCTTCCTGATTGTGCTGGAGTTTTTCGGGTTCGGTACCGGACGGAGCGTCGGCATCGGGTTTGGGTTCTTCGGTTTTGTCTTCCGAATCTTTCGACTCTTCGACTCCCTCAGATGTTTTTTCGGACTCGTCGTCTTCCGAATCTTTCGACTCTTCGACTTCCTCATCCTTACCGGCTTCTTCGACAAGGGCGTCAACAAGCTGGCGCTGCTCTTCTGTAAAGGAGTCAACAACCGTCTTTACATCAAGATCTTCACCGTCATGCTGAAGAACCAAGTCACCTTCTTCAAGCTCAGCGTGCTTGACGTCGCCCTTTTCAGCAGCGTCATTTACGAGAGCGAAGAGTACGGTCTTCTGTTCGGGATTCATCGAATCAACGACATCCTGAACGGTCTTTTCCGTCTCTTTCTCAGAAGGCTTTTCATCCGTGTCGGCGTGAAAGAGTTCAAACTCTTCACCCGGGTAGATGATGGCTTCACCGATCATGGTGTCACTACCGTCAGCACTGTGACGGATGTTTACATCTTCGATGAAGGCGTCCGGGTTTGCACCCTTGTAGACAAGACTTACTTCGATGATGTTTCCATGAACGACATCGCCGCGAACCTGCTTGAGCTTGTTGGCGTAGATCGACAGAGCTTTAACATCTCCGTGGATTACCAACTCTCGTGCATGCTTTGCGCGATCGGTGTCATTGAAGAAGGCTTCCGTGTAGATGCCGTCTGGACGCTGGTGAAGGATTGCGTGACCGAGTACGTTCTCAGGATTGTCGTGCTGGTGCTGCCATACAAGCTGTACCTGCTGCTTGTCCTGATGAAGGAATGCGCCGTGTTTGATCGTTCGACCATCGGAGCACTCACGATCAAATCGAGTTGCGTAGCCTGTGAAATCAGGTGTACTGGTTTTCGTGTTGCTTGTCGCTGTCGCTACTGTCATTTTGAAGGTTCTCCTTCCTTTCTTGAGTTGTATCCGATGGTGGTTGTTTGGCCGCACCTACGTTGTCTTCGTTCGGCATGTTTGCATTCTGCAACTTATCTGCCTTAGCTTCCTTCGAAGGTTTGAACCCGATACCCGAACGAATCTCATTGGAAGAGAGAATCTCGTTACGAGCAAACTTGTCAGCAATGTCCGCAAGTTCTGCGAGAGTGACATTCTTAAACGGATCTCGGAAGAACCGGATAGCTTGTCCCTGAGACCTAGCAGTTTTGGATAGGAACTTGCGCTCCATACCCTCTGTAATTGCGGTTAGGATTGGTTCAACTGTACGGTTGTAGTAGTTGATCATTGCTTTCTCATCAGCTTTACCCTCGAAGACATCCTGAGGAATACCCAGTTGAGAGAACAGCTGCTTTGTCAGATACTCGACCTGAGCCAACATGTTGTTTTCTGCCGGGCGATTCAATTGGGTAATCTTCTCGGTAGCATCTGCGTAAGCAACGCCGTACTTCGAGTTGTACAGTTGTTCTTCCATGTCTTGACGACGTGCCGCGGCCTGTTGCTTTCGCGATTCAGACTTGACGACATAAGGAAGTTGAATGATGATGTCAAGTTTGCCAGAGCCAGCTTGTTCATCGATGGCGTCGAGGAGGCTAAGCTTACGAGTCAATCTTTTAAGCGTAGAAATCTCATCGTTCATCACTGCATAGAGCGGATTCTCGATGATCGCTACCTGCTTTTTAGGCAGAGTGAGCTCTTCCTTATTTCCCGTCTTCTGATTATAAATCAGAACACGAACATGCTCCGGGAACCACGCTCGAACTTCACCCACGCGAAGAGTTTCGATGTTGTATGACATTGACGTAGCTGGATCTTTGTCGGCTTCCATGATACAGACAGCTGCGACACCTTTATCAAACAAAGTCATTGCAATGTTCTGTTTAAATGCCCGAGCACCTTCATCGATATTAGCTTCAAGAGTTAGGCAATCATTCAAACCACTCTTTATCGTCTCCTCATAACCCTTTGTTTCCGGATTGATTCGCACGTGCTCCATTGGGAACGCAGCTACGTCAATTGCAATCTGGTTATAGATAGATGTTACAACAGTTCGGTCTCCCGAGAATCCCGGACGAGATCGGCTTGGATTTACGCCAAAACTTCCAGCATTACCCCAAGAGGTTGTTCGCATTCGCTCTTCATTTGAGAACGAATTATACGCTCCTGCTGCATGGGCGAGAGCATTCTTCATACGACTAAAAAATCCCATAAGTCACCCCCTCTCTATACCGTAGAAATATGACATTACTGATCATCTCCTCGAAGAAGATGTAGGTATTGCTTTCCGGCTACTTTGTGTTTGGGATCGAGTTCGCTGACTTTCACATCTTTGAGATGTGTGGCCATCTTGATCTCCCATTTGCGAAGTTTTTCAGCTTTACGACTACCTTTGTAGGCGAGTCGCATACCCTTTTTCATTTTCCGAAAGTTACCCCATTTAGCACCTTTATATTGGAGCTTAGAACCGCGACGAGTAAGCTTAGAAGCTCGTCGATCAATTCGTGTAGCTTTCTTCGAAGCCTTGGCAAAGACTTTACTGCCTTTACCCCTTCGAACGCCCCATTTCATTCCTCGCACACCAATATGTTCAAGAAATTCATCAACGGGGTCTACTTCAACTAGAGTGTCACTCACTCGAAAGCCTCCTTATTAGCTTTATACGCTACCCAAGCATCCAATAGTGCGGACACGTTATCAATCTTCTGGTCTTGCCGTTTCTTCAGAAGTTTGCGGTTACCGTTCGTGTCTTCTTGAGTGATAGCGTTACCCATAGCGAAGCTCATAAGAGACTGGTTGAAGATGAGGAGACGATTCTCACTCAAATGTTTCAACTCACCTAGCGGAACGGACTCGGTACGAGCACCCTGAATAACCTTTTCAACACCGTAAGACCCGTTTTCAGTTTCCCATCGTGTTACGAATTCCTTCGCATTGTATGGGTCAAATCCAAAAGCTCGTACGTCGAATTGGTTCGTTTCAATGAAGGCATCGAGGTCGTCGTAGACTTCCATCATGTCCAACACAATTCCCGGAAGAACATGTAGACTACCTTCACGTGTGAATTGCTCATACTTCTGTCGAGGACCACTGGAAAGTTTCATCTGAGTGTTTTCAGAGATGTAACTTCGTGTTACTATTCCAAATTCTCCATTGCGAAGAGGAAATAGGAAAGTGAAGGCACAGAAGTCATCACCCTGTGACAAGTCGGCTCCCATAGCACAAGGTAGTGACCAGAAGTTTGGTACACGGAGATGAGGTTCAGTCTCTTCGTAAGTGAAGAAGTACGTAAATCCTTCCATGGGAATTCCGAAACGCTTAGCAAGGATATCGTTCCGTGACGCAGGTGCTGCTTCAGATCGTTCGACATCTCGTTGGTAAGTTTCATAGGTAACAGTCTGACCGATGTTAGGCTGAGCCTTTGGCCACATAGTGGGCTCATTGACTTCCTCCAAATCGTCTA